CATATATCCGCACCAGCGTCTTCATGCCTTCCTTGGCCTTGTCAGGCAGCCCAGACCGATCAATTACATCAATGTGCCTGTTGATATATTCGCTGATCGAGCGATTATGCTGGCGAAACGCCATAGCGTTTTTGGCGGTGATCGCCATCAGCGGGCAGATGTCATTAGCCCTATCTTTCGCAATTGCCCCTGAAACGGGAATTACCGCAAGTGCCAGTGCTGCGGCTCCAAACAGAATTTTCTTAATCATTATGCTACCTTTCTCACATTAAGCGCCTTAGCGCACTCTTTTTCCCAAAAAGCGAAGTCAAAAACGGGTTCCCCGTTCTCATCATACCGCTCAAGACCCTGTTTGGACGCATTGCCCAAAAGGATCATCAGATCATTGAGCAAGTTCGTCGCAAACAGGTGCCTTGGCCCCTCGAAATCAATATTATCATTCATATGTCACATCCTATCTAAATATCGCTTCAATATCCTGTCAAAGTGGCGTGGCAGACTATACGCAAGCTGCTCTCGCCCAGCCTTATAAAAATCATATCGCGGAGTGTAATTTACGCTTTGCGAAAACACAAGAACTGTCCGCAAATCGTCCCCCATACGCTCCGCGATATGAGTCGGCCTTCCCCCTTCGTCAGTCATGACGAAAAACTTGGCTGCCTTCGATTTATTTTTCCCAGCGCCCATAGCGGTGGGAACTGCCCCCAAGTCAGCCAGCATTTTTGCATAAACGGCACCAGTGATGTTGCCATACATGTTTCGCGGGTAGCCGTTCCCCATAATGGTAAAGCCACCCTGCGGAAAAGCACCAATGCTCTGTAATCTTTTTTCACTGGCATTGCGTCTACGCGATCCGCCAAACACATGGGGCCGGATTAAATCGTTCTGACTGCGCCCAACTGGAAACTCTTCGAAATACGTCCCAGCGTTAGCCAGCGACTGCCCAAAGCGCCTTCCACCAACTTGTCTGTCCTTCCCATAGGGCAAAGACTTCACCAGCCCCTTTAGGAGCCAAGGCGTCGGCTTATCAAACGCAACCTTCATCTCATCGGTCTGGCGACGATGAATATCATTAACCGTTTCGGTCATGGCGCCGACAACAGCCTTCTCAATAAGCTGCGGCATCTGTTGCAGAGCCGCAAACTTACGATCAAGATCGCTGGCGTCCAGCTTCATCGCCAACATCAGTCCATGTCCTCAAATTCACCACACCAAGCGTGTGGAGACACCACAGGTGAAAAGAACTTCGGCCTACCAGCCTCATCCGTCGAAGTGAACACCGGTGGCATACGCCGACAATAGCCATGAGACCCAGAGGGGCTTGGCTGGAAGAAATAGCAGTCGATGCAACGCTCAACCCGTTCAGTCATTTCAATGCTCATTTTTACCTTTTCCATTTTATGCCCCCGCGACCTTGTACATCGCCAAACATAATTTAGCAATACGGGGCCTGCTCATCTTCAAACTCTTCCATAAACAAAACAACCATGTCGCAAAGTTCGTTTCGGTGCTGGGCCAGTTTTGAAAAATCACCACCCATAGCAAATCTCGCACCATTCCATGATAGCCAGTAATTTGCTTTATTCACAACTCTGCCGTTGGCGACAAGTTTAATATAATCCCACTCACCACCGCTTGGCTGAGGTTTACGATAAAGCACCCACTTAACATTCTCGAACTTGCCGACTTCACCAAGCCTGATCCAGCCCGTCTCCTCGCCCTCGTGATTTCCTGAATATGTTCGTCCCATTTCCTTACTCCTATAGTGTTCCCTATAGGTGCTACCATTCTTTGAAAGTTTCAACCCCGAAAATCACTGCATTCATTTTTGACCCTGACCCTTTGACCCTACCCCTGCCTTAAAAGGGGGTAGGGTGTCAGGGTCATTTCGGGATCAAAAAATCATGCTTTTGCCCCTTTTTGACCCTGACCCTTTTTTTGACCCTAGGGTCAATTAGGGTCAACTTTTATCCTCATTTTTCTTTTGCATCATGACGCTCCCATTGACCTCTTCGATCCATATCCACCCATGCTCAAAAGGCTCAATCATACGAGCATCAATAAGCGCCCCGATCAGCTTTTCATTGTAGGACGGATTGACCATATTGCGGATTGTCCGCTCCTTCACCCCATCAGCTTGCAGCTTATCTTTAAGGGCGGATTTGGTCAGGTACGGCTTGCCATCCTTGACTTCCCTTCCCTTCAACTCCCAAGCGCCTTCCCAGACGCGCCTGTGCCGATCTAGGGAAGATTCCTTCTTCCGCTCAGGCGGAGCCTCATCAAGGGCCAGCACAGCACTCTTGACCTGTTCACCGTCCTCATCGAGCCAGCCGTTGATCGGAACGATTTCCAACTTGACCCAGAGTGGCTGTGCCTCTTCGGCATCCTTGGACTTGCGCTGGACAATCTGCATAGGCTTATCGCCCTTCCTTGGGATGATGCTGATCTCGATTTCGAGCGCACCCTTCCACGCAGACGATCCACGCGCTCGATGCTGGGCCTCTTCAGATACGCCAGTGTGATGCACCAGAACGACACTGCACTGGAACTCGCGCATCAGGTTGGCGCAGGCATCGATCATCGTCTTTGCGTCCTGTGCGCTGTTCTCATCGCCAGCAAGGAAGCGGTGCAGGGTGTCCACCGTGATGGCCGACGGTTTCTTGGGCAGCGCCCTGATTGCCTCGACTACCCTTAAATACCCTTCTGGGGTGTTGAGGTCGCAGCCAGCCTTGGAGAGCCACATATCGAGGTTCTGCACATTGTGATGCTGCTTCCATGCGGCAATACGACTTCTGAGGCCGTGATGGCCTTCACCGGCCAGATAGACCACCGGCCCCTGCTTTACCTTGTGGCCGTGCCAATCTGGTAGGCCAGCCGCCATGTGCAGGCACCAATCGAGGGCTGCAAAGGTCTTGCCGCCGCCTGATGGGCCATGAACCATTATGAGAGCCTCTTCTTGCAGCCAGTGCTTGACCAGCCAGCGGATTGGCTTGGGGCTCGTCGAGAACTCATCTGCGGGGATCAGCCAGTCACTGACATCCGGCTGGAGCAGCAGCTTCAAGTCGCCACCTTCAGCCACAAAGTCATTGGCATCCCCTAGGCTGGGCGGCATTACCACCCGTGCGCCGTATTTGGCCGAGGCTTGGTCGGCATATTTAAGCCCAACGCCACTGGCATCGTTGTCAGCCACAATCACAATCTCTTGTGCCGCGCCGTGCTTCTCGCGGATCGTGCCTGTGACCGGCACAAGGTTTGATGCTGAATAGGCAACGATGCAGGGACGGTTGGTCACCTCATTGATTGTGGCCGCCGTCGCAAAGCCCTCTGCGATGTAAATGACACCAGCCTCATCGAGGGTTCCGAGCATCCAGAAGCATCCGCCAGTCTGGCCGCCGCTGTGATAAAGCTTGCCGCCGTCATTATCTATGTACTGGAGCGAAGCCAATTGGCCGTCAGGCGTGTAGAGCGGAAGCATGAGCCGTCCGTCTCCCGTCATTCTGGCGCCGTGCAGGCCTATCCCTTTACGAGCAAGATATGGATGTTCAGGCGTTGCCAGCATTCCGTTTGACCAGATTTTCTCGACGGTGTCGGACGCCATCTCGCGGGTGCGCTTCAAATCAGCATCGCGGATTGTTCGAGCCTCTGCCAGCCGCCGAGCGTTCACCATCTTTTCGCTGTCGGTAAGCTGGCGGCCTATGTCGGCGCAGAAGGTGACTTCCACACCGGCCCGCCAGCAACCGAAGCGGCCAGCCGGTACGCCGTCACTGAAAACCACATACCAGCCCGGCTTATCGTGGCCAGCCTTTCCTTTGGTATTGGAATTAAAGCGATGCAACTTGCCATCGAAGTAAATTTCCTTCGGCGGTGTAAGCCCAGCGGCCAGCATAGCATCTATTAATTGTTTCTCAGGTGATTCGGGTTTGGCGGGTGTGGGCGGTGACCATGCACCACCGAAGATGTTTGTTAGGTTCCCGCTCACTTTTTAGCCCCCTCTATAAGCTTACTAATGGAATCAACTTGCCGACGTACAACATTGTCTTTGTTCATCAAATCCTCGATCACCGCGCAGCCATGCATGATCGTTGTGTGATCGGTGCGGTTGATGCTGTAGGCGATGCGATCATAAGACAAATGCTGGCAGTGACGCTTCATCATATAATATGCGATTTGCCGAGCCTTGGCGATAGGTTTGTGACGCCGCCTCGACATGATATCATCTACTGATATACCAGTGATCTTGCTCACGGTATTGATGACCATTTTGGCAGGCGCACCCTTAGGCTTCCGCCGTGGCGGTGGGGTATACCATTTCGGAAACATTATTGGCCCCCAGTCAGATAGTCAGACAAAGCCTTCATCACGCCGAAGGTTGGGTTGGCATTCTTGCCTTGGCGAATTCGGCTGATCGTGGAGCGGGAAACTCCAGTCGCCTCAGAAATCACATTTATGCGACGATCCCGAAGGCCGTCCATTATCTCTTGCAGGGTAAGCATATTTTCTCCTTTCAAAATTAATTTGCATAGACGCTTTACAATGAGGATTTCATGACGTAAAGAACTTTTCACACACCGAACGGATTGTCCGACTGGTGTGAAGCAGGAGAGCCTTTATGGCAATTAATCTTAAAAGGACTGGCGGCCTATCCGCCAATGGCGTTAAGCTTCTTGTCTACGGACAGGCTGGCGCTGGCAAGACCTCTCTGATCCGCACACTGCCAAACCCAGTCGTGCTTTCAGCAGAGGGTGGTCTGCTTTCAATTCAGGACGCAGACATTCCTTTCATTGAGATCACCTCGATGGAAGAACTCCAAGAGGCATATATTTGGTGCCGCGATAGCGAAGAAGCCAAGGCGTTTGAAACCATCGCTTTGGACTCGATCTCCGAGGTTGCCGAAGTCGTTCTCAACTATGAGTTGAAGAACAACAAGGATGGCCGCGCTGCATATGGGGAATTGAATACCCAGATGACCAGCTTGATCCGCGCCTTCCGCGATCTGCCTTCCAAGCATGTCTATTTCAGCGCCAAGCTGGAAAAGTCGCAGGATGAGATGGGCAAGTTGCTTTACAACCCGTCTATGCCGGGGAAGTCACTGACCCAGTCGCTACCTTATTTCTTCGATGAAGTGCTTGCGCTTCGGGTGGAGCGCGACAGTGAAGGCGTCAATCAACGCGCAATTATGTGCGACACTGACGGCCTTTGGTTGGCCAAGGATCGTTCCGGCAAACTTGAGCCGTGGGAAGCGCCTGATTTGGGTTCAATCATTCGCAAGATTGGGGGTGAGTGATGGACATGTCAGTTAGGCTATCGAATTTGCTACAGGCAATTGATGGTGCCATAACAGATGACGGGTCAATAAACCTTGATTTGTTATCCCAATATTCTGAATATGATTTTTTGTCTCAACGCAATTTTGGCAGAAAGTCATTGAATGAATTAAAGGCAATAATGGCGTCATTTGGGCTTAGAATGAAGGGAAGCCAACCCCGTCCGCAGATAAAAATTAATCCGAAGGAGCAGGAGAGACAAAGAACGATATT